ATGGGTCCCATCAATGGGATTGAGACTCCGTTTCGCGTAAACCAATATACATCTTACGTGGTGTAACACTGTAATGAATCCACGTTCCAAAGTAGCCGATATAGTTCACAATGAGTCACCCTACAGAAAGACGAAGATTCCCAAGGCATTGCGTGAGCAAGTATGGTTAAAGTCGATGGGTGAACGCTTTGATGGGAAGTGTAAAGTCGCCTGGTGTAAGAATCGCATCAATGTCTTTGATTTCCAGTGTGGACACAACATTCCGGAAAGCAAAGGTGGAAAGACCACGTTAGACAATTTACTGCCGATATGTGCTCGCTGTAATATCAGTATGGGAAGCCAGTATACGATCGACGAATGGAATGTCAAGTTCGCATCCAAACCGTCTTGGTTCGGTAGATTTTGGTGTAAAAAGTAGACGATCATAGCATGACGACGATTGCGAGTGAATATGCGAGAATGTGTTCCACTGTTTCTGATATCTGGGAGCATCTTCCTACGCTAGAGAGATACGCAATTGAGTGTAATCATGTCACGGAATGCGGTGTTCGAGGGGCGGTAAGTTCGTACGCATTTGCGAATGGTCTGCGACGCAATCCCAATGGTAAGCTCGTTCAGGTAGATATTGATTCCAGCCCAGGTATTACTACGTTTCAGCACCTTGCTGCACAAGAAGGGTTGAATAGCATCTTTCATCAAATGAGTGATTTGGAATGTCCGATGGAAGAGACAGATTTGCTGTTTATCGATACATGGCACATATATGGTCATATGAAGCGAGAGCTTGCGAGGTGGCATCCTCATGTTCGCAAGTATATCATTCTTCACGACACAGAGGTTGATAGATGGGTGGGCGAAACGATTCGTTGCGGATTGAATGGTGAAGAGCAGAGTAGAAAGTCGGGGATTCCACTTCCCGAAATCATGCGAGGAATCTGGCCGGCTGTTCTAGAATTCATAGAGGCTCATCCCGAATGGGTCATCCATGAACACTATTCGAATTGTAATGGACTTACAGTTTTGAAACGAAAGGAGTAAAATGGCCACAGTATTTGTCACGCTGTGCGATAAAAGCTATATAGAAAAAGCAAAACAGACCATCTATGAACTCCGTTGTGTTGGACAATGGAGCGGTGATGTTGTACTGATTACGGTAGACTGTCATGTCCAACCGTTTGACAATGTTGAAATCTATGAGGTGTCTCATATTTCAACAGACAAGTTGTTGGAATCCTATGTAAAGTTCCCTTTTCATGGAGGCGATGGGCGTCATTTGAACCGACTTTATCAATGGGACAAACTCTACGTATTTAGTGATTTTTTTACGCGATGGAGCACTGTCATCTTTCTCGATGCGGGAATGCGCGTGCTGGGTCCGGTCCACCCCATTGTTGATTTGGATTGTAGTGGTTCTCTCTTGGCTCCAGATGATTCACAATATCCAGAGAATCCAGAGGTTCGGTTTCATCGCCTCATTGACCCGTCCAACGAAGTAGCTTATAGAGCCTTGTTGGACGAGTTTGGCGAAGATGTTTTACAAAAACGGTGTTTCCTAAATGGTCTCTTTATGTACGATACTGCGCTACTCAATACCATAACATTTGACGAACTGGTAGAGACTATGAACCGCTATCCTATTGCGCGTTGTAACGAAATGACGCTTATGAATATCGTATTTTCATGTCGGCATAATGTGTGGAAATCATTCCCTAAGAGCATTGACAACCGCTATGTGTTTGGATACAATGAGTCATACCAAAATGGAACCCCTGGACATTGGCTCGACTTTTATTTTATGAAGTATCCATTCTATACCCCAAACAGAATTCACAATGATAAGGATACTGCGTTTGTAACGCTCTGTGATGCTAGCTATTTTGAAAAGGCAAAAAAGACAATCTACGAATTGCGTGAGAGGGGAGGATGGGCAGGAGATGTAGTCTTGATGGCCATTGACTTCCAGCCTCCACCCATTCCACATGTAACCACGCTGCTTCTACCTCATGTAGATACAACATCGCTCGTTCAGTCCTTGCGTAAACACCCGATACGTCCTATGGATGATAATCGACATTTCCAGAAGCTGTATCAATGGGATAAGCTACAAGTCTTTCGTCCGTACTTCAAGCATTGGAAGCGAATTGTGTTTTTGGATGCGGGAATGCGAGTCTTTGATTCCGTATATCCACTCTTACAACTTTCCTGGAAAAACTCGTTTTTGGCTCCAGATGATTCCGATCCTTACGATAATGGTCGTCGATTTGATGTTCAGTTGGATCTTACGGCAAATCCAGATGCGACAGAGAGACTGTTTCAGACGTTTCCCAAATCTATATTGAAGATGCCATACTTTCTCAATTGTATGTTTGTCTTTGATACAGCACTTCTCGAAAGGGTGTCCTTTGAAGAAATGGTATATGCGATGAATGAGTATCCCATTTGTATGTGTAATGAAATGGGCATCATGAACTTGTTCTTGACTTGTAAGCTCAAGGTATGGAGACCCTTTCCCCAAAAGGTTGGAACGAAATATCTCTTTGGCTGGAATGAAGCCAATTACAGAGAGAATCCTTCCTCAGAGTCGTTTCATTTTCTCAAATATTCAATCACTGGATAGTGAATTTTCAATATAGGCAGATCGTATGTTTGGCAGTGAAAGCACATCACCGCAAAATACGGTAGCGTCTATCTTATCAAACGCAGGTTGTTCGCGAAACTTTACTCTTTCATAGATTTCACGTCTTACAGTTACGTGTCTATGGTGAATTTTAGAGGACATATTGTCTTCTACAAACGCACAACCTGATGGAGCACGTCGAAGAACGTTGTAACGTATGGTAGGATGTGAGTAAGGCAACGAATGATATTCATCAAAGGAATGAAGAACAATATCACATGGTTTCTTAAAACACTCAAGAAGGAACTCTATGCGTTGTGGATGCATCACATCATTTCCGTCAAAAAATGTGAGAATGTCCGTATCCAAATAGGAAGCTTCTGTATTTCTATTTTGAGCCGTGTCTGAAGAACAAATCACAACCTTCGTAGGCTTTACTGTTTGTGATTCAATAGATTGTAAACATATATCGTTGTGGCATGATACTATGACGCCTATCGTAGGTCTTAAGCGGAGAACCAATCGTTCTATTTCTTCGCGGAGATACCGTTTCTGAAATTCAGAAGAAAAGACCCGACTCGCAAAATTCATCGCATTCTCTGCGATTTGTTTGGCCTGCGCGTCATTCTGTACCAACCAATCAATCTTCTCTTTCAAATCGGACAAGTCATACTGGATTGGAACATAGTTGACCATGGGCGTCAAAAACTTTTTAAACCAATACTCGTTGTCGGGATGTGTAATCATAATGGGGACGGCTCCGGACCCAAACATCCACTGATGAGAGGATGCGATAACAGCACCATCTACAATCAGCAGATATTTGTAGTGTAGATGGTCTTGTATGGACTTGCGATGTGTATCAAACATAAATCTAGGTGGGTCTGTTGGTCTATCATCATGAGGAATTGCCTTTACGTCTGCGTAACGATATGTAAACAACTCTTCCACCACACGCGTCCGTAATACAGGTCTTCCAGCTCCACTAGTAACTCCTCTCCAAAACACCATAGACTGACGTTCTTCCCACGCTGGAAAATGATATTGAGACATCATCGCAGGTAATCCATATTCAAACGTATCATCATCCAATGGCAAATATAGAAAATTCTTACGTGAGATGTTTCGTGTACAGAGTGTAGCAATGATGGGCTGTGTATCCGATAAAGACTCAAATTTGCGTAGGAGTTCATCATCGTGCGGTTGAAATCCATCTGACAATGGAAAGACAACTCGCGTAGGATTTCCTAGTTCTTGGATACACTTGGACACATACTGTTCCATATATCCTCCTACATGACATCCGCTCATGTATCCATACCAATACACATTCAAGTGAGTGTGGCGAACAATAGGGTCATATGCGGGAACACGAAACATGGAGTCATTATGGTCAGCCGAAAACCAATCGAAGTCTACACCTTTTGTTTCTAGATAGGCCCAGACATTGACTTCCCATGAGAGTTTAGGAAGGCGAGGGAACTCCTGCGCGAAGATAGAATATGTTCTTTTCAATGAATCTCCATCGCCTAGGAAGAAACCTCCACAGAACCTCCAACACACAGAATCAAACCCTTGAAAGGTATGTCTTATACAGCCTGGATTATACAAACATTGTTTCCGTAGAGGAATGGATTGGAGAGATTGGATGGTTTCGTTCGGTGTTTGTAAGACATGACAAATCCCAGAATCAATCCACGCGTAATGTGTGGATGAATACAGTCCTGAACGAATGACTTTGTCTACCAATTCCAACTTTGAGTTGATGAGAATCAAATAGTTGCGCGAGTCTTTCGTTGGGTGTCTATATTCGGGTATACCTTCCGGAGCTTGTTTGTATGTCTCTAATGACCTAATATCAATCACTTCTACACGACCATTCCGTATCTGAACTCTATCCGCTAAATCTAGACTTACAAACAGATGAATGTAAATACCTGTGGATTGTAACGTGTCAAACAATGAAATATACCTATCGATACTTTTCTCGTTTGGACGGTCTTCTTGTAAGTTTATAAGTGCTGACACAAACGTAATTGTCATGCCTTAGACTACATATGAAATGCGTAAATATATTAGATATCCAAACTCGCATTCTTCTTCTCGGCTACCGCATCCGGACGTGTGCCATTCTTCCGATGCTCCAGCACTTCATCCCAGAACTTGGTCAGCTCCTCAATATGCGAAGGTAGCCAGTTCGGATCCTTTGCGACAAATCCCTGTTTGACAGAACCCAGAATCCAGTAGATAACCTGACAGTCGTCACCTTCTGCTTCCTTGTCATACACGACCCTCCCATCATCATAGACAACAAAGAACCCTTTAATGTCTAGACTGCGAAACCACTCGTTGTAGTTCACTTGACGAAACCGAAACTCCACATACTCACACTCGTCAATCCCCGTACATTCCATCTGCATCTGCATTTGATGGACATACGCAGGCGGTATCTCCTCTTTGGGTGCTCTGCTAATCGGGCACTTGAATTCCACCAGACGTCCATATCGCTTCATGTCTGTTGGGTCATTGGGCACAATCAGACCATCAGGCGATGCACCCAGAAACTTGTGGACGGGATGCTGAACACACGACACATCCGTAATCTGGCACTTGGTGTTTGTCTCGTATATACGCTTCGCAATCGGTTCAAACCGTGTTCCCCAGAGCAGAGCGGTTACAGGTGCTCCCTCTCCCTGTGGACGAGTTTCTAACTTGCGCATCATCACCTCGCGTCGAGCAGCTTCAGAACCAAAGACTCCATACACTTCCGATGCCGTAATCATTTCGCTTCGCTTAGCGTGCCAAGCGTCAGTTCGCTGGTCATTGGCACCGTACATTCGGAGCACTCGTTCATAGCATCGATCTCGTTGCCAGAGGCGGCCGAGTTCTCCGAGCATGAGCTGATGGGTGAGTTCATAGACTCGCTTCTTAAGCGCACAATAGGACAATTCTGGTTGAAGAGTTCGGCAGTAGAGAATGAACTGCTTGAGTCTTGTGTTGAGGTGGGTGTAAGGTCTGTTGTCAAGGAGCCACTCTGTAAGACGCTCTTCCATTGTTCTTCCGTAAGCTTTGGTTGCGAAAGTTCGTTTTCCAAAGCTGTCCGAACGTCTGCGTAGGACTGAATAGACGTTCCTTCTAAGATACGAGTTTCATTGGGAAGTTTCCGATTCATCTCTTCAATCGCTTGTTGAAAGTCACGTGTATGAGGTTCAATTTGGTCTAAGTCTGCCCCGACAGACGACAAATAGATTGCCGACATTTTCTTCTAACCCATTTTCAATGAGTAAACCGATTCTAGATATGGACATTCAAAGCAAAGACCAACTGGTTCTCCACAGACTCGCAGGATTTTACAGCAACCCCGAACACTTGACTCGCGTAAAATCCATCATCTCTGGTGAGTCCAAAATCAGTCTACGTCTCATTGATTGGCTGGTTACCAATTACGCGAAGAAGCACAACATCTCCTATGTTACGAAGAATGGACGTCACGTGATTGTGTATCTCGCTTACAAGGCACATCTCAAGGCCTACAGTAAAAAGATGTTTGACCCCTTCTGTCGGTGGAAGCGTATTCAGT